AATCGTGAGACCTTACATCGTAAATAGATTCTGCAATATTAGCGATAGTTACTGCGTCACCACCTGCTGTGGTTGCGTTAGCTGTATCTAATTGTGCTAATATAAGATTTGTTTCATTCTCTGCAAATCTCCTACCTGCTGTACGAATATTTGGAGATTTCAAATCAAATTGAGAATCTTCAATCATCTCTCTAGTGATTCTAATAGCTACACCATACTTAATTGGTGTAAAACTAACACTTTCGTAATCGATGTTATCAAGTGGAACTTCTGTTCCCTCTGAAACTACTCGAACATCCATAGTATCTGGAGTCTCAAGGTTTTTGTACATAGTACTTCCTTGAAATTCAGATGGACTAATTACGAATGCTGCCATCTCTCTTGGAATTAGATTCTTTTCTACTTCTTCGATTATTGTAGGTAAGATTAACTGTGGAATCAATAACTGTCCAGCTATTCCGTCTGCTCTACTTATGTATTCATTAATTTTTGTCATTGCCATTACAAGTTTAAATTAATAAGTGCATAAAGATCTGTACCAGATGCTGATGTAGTTAATGCTCGTCCAATTGGAGTTGGTCCCATTGTTGTCGTTGGAACTGAACCTGTGTTCAAAATATTCTGAACTGTTCCAGACATTGTATGAGTTACTTGTGCACCGCCTGATACGATTTCTCCTGCTGCACAAAGATATGCTCCTCTTGTTGCTACAGTGACCCATTCGTTTGAACCTGCGTTATTAATCGCAAGACCATTACAAAGAGTGTTATCAATAGCTGCAATAGCTGTCAAATCTGCTGACTGGAATGATTCTACTCCAGATACAACAAGTGCTGTTCCTGAGAACGTTACCCATTGACCTCCTGAAATAGTTTCAAGTGCAATTGCTGAAAGAGTTCTTGGTACTGCTCCGTCTAATAAACACTGTGCGCCTAATGGATTACTTAATATTAATGCTGTTACCATCAGTTATATGCATACGACTTTCTTTCTATTCCTACAAAACTATGTCCCTGATTGAACTTATAATCTCCTTTCTCTTCAACTTCTTCGTCAGATTCTTCCTCTTCCTCTTCGTCTTCCTCTTTTTCCGCAGGAGCTTTCTTAACTGGCTCTTTAACTTCCTCTTTTGGAACTTCGTCAGCGTCTGCTTCCATAAGTTTTAGTTTCTTTTTCTTAGCTTCGATTCTTAGCTTTGCGATTTTCTCGTCAATTGCTTTTTCCTCGTCACTAACTTCAGGAACTACTTTTGGTTCTTCTACCTTTGGCTCTTCGACTGGAGTTGTGGTTTCCTCTTCTGTTTTAGTTTCTTCTTCTGTCATATTATCCCCCCTTTCAATTTTTGTTAAATCAACTTTTGTTGAATGTGATTTGTAGGCATTGTTTAATGCTACAGAGAAAGTAGCTCCACCATCTGCTGGTACTGCTACTACGCTTAATTCTTTGAATTGAATATTATGAGGGATTATGTCTCCGTCTTCTGTTTCTTCTATGTCTTCTGGTTTAACATGAGCTCCTACACTTACTGTACTAAGTAATTTATCTTTAATTAATTGTTTTACTTTAGAATCTTTTACTACTGCTGTAAATGGGATATTTCTAAGTGCTTCGTCCCAGTGTGCTACATTTACTTTACCGACTATTGAATCAATAGAATTATCATGGTCCTTAAGTAATGGAACTCCGATTAAAGTATTAGCTGCTTTAGATAATTCTTCACCAATAAACTTATGTCCGTTTGATGTAGTTGTTTCGTTTATTGCTATTCCGTTTATAATAAAATCTCCGTCTAATTCTGCACTTGATTCAATCGGAACGAAATATTCAAACATTAATCCTTCGTCTATTTTTTTTGCCATGTAAATAACCTACTTACTTTAAAGAAAAGTTGTTTATATTTGTTGATTTTGCTAATATATATAATAAAAATTAGTCCAATCTCAAAATAATTTTTACTTCTGCGTTAGTTGGACCATTTACTCTGATATTAAGTGATTCATTTAACTTGAATTTATCAAATTGGTCTTGTACTATTATGTTAGAAATAGCACCTCTGAGTATTGCTCTTGGTGCGTAGTATTCTACTCCAGAATGTTGAGAAGTGTGAAAAATTACATAACCTAAATTACTCGTAATAGTAACTGAAACTATTTCATTTGAATCTATAACTAAACTGTTTAAATATCCACTTATTAATTCAGTATCAAAGTCAGAATTAGAATTAAGACCTATTGTATATTCTTTTGATGTTAAATCAATTGTTCCCATTTACGTTTACTCTCCTGCTTACTTTAACTCTGTTAGTGGTTTGTATGTTTTCTCCGGTTATTCCTAAGTCTGGTAATCTTTTTCCCATAATTGCTGCGTCTGTTCCAAAAAGTGTGTTAGACCTACCTAAATTCATTTGTTGATTTCTTGATGGTGCAATAATACCAATAACTTGTGTACTAATCGCACTTCCATTTTTTAGGTCGTATTGTAAATCACCTGAATATTCATCATAAACAACTCTTTGACCTGTTTTCGGGTCTATCCAAATTGCCATTATCCTTCTAAAAATGCCTTTTGTTTTAGTTTAATTTGATTTTGATTAAACTCGTGAATACATTGACCGCATATCCACATTCGATTCATATAACAAATAGCTTTACGTTTATTACATTTAGCACAAATAGGAATATTATCTTCTGTTATTTGCATTTTTCAACTCCTCTATTAATCCATTTGCTATAGAATCTCCATCAGCAGTTTTAAGGGCTTTATGATGTCCGACTAATGATTTCATTACCGCTTTAGAATTTGGTATACCCTTATTACAAATTGCATTTTTAAAAATATATGCTTTTATTAAATCTTCTGTTATTTGTACCATTAACTGTCCTTCCAATTTTTATTTTCTTCTTCGTTATTTGGATTTGAAAATTCAATCTTACCCGTAATACTATGTCCTTGTATATCACAATAGCATCGGGGACAACATGTACACATTACCTTATAACCACAGTTTGGACAAGTCGCCATCAATCTACCAATCCAACAATACTGCTACGGCACATTGGATGCATCGGAGGCATATTGACTCCAGGCGTTGCTTCTTTAGTTAAGAAAACTTGACCATCTAAACTTCTACATATCTCAGTAGTTCTATCATCTATTGCTGCTAAATATCTATAAGTAGACACATCGTTTTCTAAATAAACTTTTTTTAATCCTTCATTTGCTAATCTTACTGTTTCTGTTCTTGCTATGGCTATTGGTCTTTTACTTGCTGATAATGTGACTTTTTTAGTTCCGTCTTCTTCTATTTTTAATCTGTCTTTTAAATTAATAGATTGTTTAATGTCGTTTTCTATTTGTCTTATTGTTTTGTTCTTTCTGAATCCGTTTTTTAATATGACTCTTAACTTACCAATATCTCTTTTTGGCAATAGTCCTTCAATTAAATCTTTCTCTGTAATAGCCATTAATTCTTCAAATTTATGTGTTCTAAGTGTTTGAAGTATCTTGACTAAATAGTCTGAATAATTAAAACCTGCTATCTCTTTTAGATTAACATACTCAGATAATTTCATATTAGACAATTCGCCTTCTGTTAGTTTACAATCTTTACATTCGTGTATTATTGCTTTTTGATTTGCTGTCTTTTTTGCTCCCGGAACTTCTGGTTGTTTTATTTTAGTTTCTTCATCCTTACGTGCTTGGTCTTCTTGTTTTTTCATTTCTGCTTCTTCTTCGTCTGCTTTTTTACGAGCTTCTTCTGGTGTTGGTAGTTTATCTTCTATATCTAATCCCATTACCTTTGAGTATTCTATTTCAAGTGCTGCTCTTAATTCTGGAGTAATATCAAAAAGTCCAAGTGCGTTTTTTATTTGTTCTAGTCTAAGATTTTTTTCTTCTTCGTCTGGTAATTCCCACTCAAACTTTACTTTGCTGTCTAATTTTGGAGATTGCTCTCTTAAGAATGGCCTAAAGATTTTCTCTTCTAATACTTCTCCGACTAATTTTCTTACTGATTCAATAAATCTAATAAATCCTTTGTCGTTTACTTTTGCTAATCCTTCTGGGTTGTTTGCTATTCCAAGTATACTCATAGGTATCTTAAATCCTAATGAAACTGTTTGTAAATCGTGTTCTGATACCTTAATTGAATTGTCTAACACTCCATTAAAGTCTACTACTTTTAATTCTACATTTGCATCTGTTACCCACTCGGTAGTGTTTGTCATATACTGCATGTCTGTCTTAAACGTGTCTAAATCTGCTTTTCTTACTTTTTGTCCTGGTTGTCCAAGTCTTGCGTGCATTGGTGCTCCTGCTTTTCTTGTTTGTAATTTATGTAAGTCTAATTCTGAACTTGCCCAATTTTCTATTGCTATTCTATTAGGCCAAACTAATCCTATTCCATACGGGTCGTTTGGTGTTTTGTTGATTTGAAGATGTGCTATTTGATTTGGTGAAAACGGAATTATTTTAGATTTGTTTATAATAGTTTTTATCTTTCCTTTGAATTGATTGTATCCTAATACTTTTCCTTTGACCTTTCGTCTGACGAACATTTGATTAGCGTTCATTACTCTCATTACTTCAATATTTTTAGTGTCTTTCAAATCTAACTCCATAAAACCGTTACCTTTATTTATTGCTTCTTTTATCCAAGGTCTTAATTTAGACTTAAGATTTGAGTCATCTACTAAATCATCTATTAAAGTTTGTGCATTTGCGTCTTCTACCTTTACAGAGAAATCTCCAACGATTGCGTCTACTATTTTATCTGACATTGAATTAACTATACCAATGTTTTCAATTATTTTATCTACTTGCTCAAAATCAAAGGGATGAACTGCTCCTAATCCTTTTGGGAATAAGATTTGATTGTCGTTTGTTTCGCCTTTGAATGTTTCAGATATGATTCTCTGGCGTTGACTGTATTCCTTTGGTGATATAGCAATGTAATTACTCACCATTTCTTCTTTCATAAGTAATTTAAGAAAAAGTTGTTTAAGTATATTGAGTTATTTAATATATATACTAAATTCAATTACACAATATGCGGAGTATAATAATCACCCAAGTCAAAGTAACACCTCATCATCATTGCATCTGAGTAATCAGTTGACCTACCTAGCTTCTCTCGAATTTCTTCTTTGCCTATTAATTCTATCTTACCGTCTCGTTCCATGTTCTTCTGGGCTACTTGTTCTAAATCTTCTATTATACCCTCCTTGATTTCCAGTGGAATATCATAACAGTCTATCTGTCCTAACTTGACCATCTCAGCTAATTTGAAATAACATTGAGTCTTTAGATTACGGTAGTTATGTATTTTCTTACTAAACTCTGTCTCAATTGGACTAGACCCATTAACAAATCCCTTACATCCATCTAACCAATCAACAACACCCATTCCTCCAATTCCATCATCATCAACTACTATATTTGAATGTGGTACCATGTGCTCTCTTGCTAAATTTTTTAATAATTCAACCACCTCCGGGCCAGAAGACTTAGGCATAGTAACTATCTTTTCTATGTGCCACTCTCTCCAGACTATTACTACTGTTTTATCTGCCCCATATCTTCCTACGTCGCAAGAAATATAGTTATTTGCGTGTGTTGGTATGAATATATTATTAGTAAAGATGTCTAGTATCTTGTCGTATTCGAATAATTTAGATGGGTCGTCATCATAATTCCAGTTACCATAAAGAAGTCTTTCTTTAGAGTTTTTGTCTAATTTATTAAGATTTTCTACGTAGTAATGACTCATAAAAGGATTATCACCTACTAAAGCTGGGATAAACATTCTATACTTTTCTAATTTATCTTCTGTCCAAGGTCTCCAGAATGATTTATATGCCCAATTCTTTGCTGGATTTGATGCCATAAGTAGTTTAGGAACTAAGTTATATTCATCTAATTTATACCTTAAACGGCTCATTACAATCATCTTAGCTTTTTCTGTTATCTCACTTACTTCATCCATGAATGCTCCTGTGTATTCAGTTGAACCAAGTGAATCGAACTCTGGGTCTGTTGGATATAAAAACAAGTCTTTTAAGTAGACAGATGAACCGTTTGTGAAATAAATACTTCCTTCTATTGCGTTGTATCTCCAGTCTGTGTCTTTTTTGAGACCCCAATCCTTGAGTACCGCTAGAAACGACAGAAAGGTGGACTCCTTCAATGATTTTAGCCTTGCACGTCCCATTAGCCACCTTGTGCCAGGATACGCTAAGCAAGAGAATATTAGCCATATACAACCTAAATAAGACTTCCCTCCGCCAGCCCCACCACCATAGAATAGTTCAGTGTGTTCTTTATCTAGTAGAATAGTAAACGCTTCGTCTTGCTTTGGACTAAGTTGTAGTTTTACTTCCATCTGGCTCAACTCTTTCAATTATTACCTTTAATTGTTCTATTCCTTTGTGTTCTACTTCTTGTTCGGTTTTTTCTACCCAGCCTTTGTTTTTGCCTAGTCTTGTTAATATGAATTGACTTGCTTTTTGTCTTATGTTTGCACTAGCTTCTGGTTTATCTCCGCCATGAAATTCTAATTGACTAAAGATTTCATTCTCTGCTCTTCCTACATTACTTAATCTCTTTTCGTCTAATAACTTTTTCATGTCTGGATTACGTTTAATGTATTGTGTCATTGCACCTTCAGTTACGTGAAGTCTTCTTGATAAGTCTACATTAGTACCGTATGAGTTTTCTAATGCTTCTTTGAACGTCTTTTTAGTTATTTTCGTCATTTTTCTTTAATTACTTTAATTATAATCCCAGTCACTACTCTGGGTGAGTGTAATGAAAAAATCTTATTTCTTTTTATCTTTAGCATCTAAATCTTGACTGATTGTTCTATCAAGTGCTGCTCTAGTTTTAATTGCTCTAGTAATTGCATCAGGTCCTGCTTCCATTATTTTATACGTTTGTGCGTATCCTTTGAATTTGTATGTATCTACTTTACAAAGTACATTAAGTCCTGGATTGTGTTTAGATAGATTATTGTCTGCTTTCTCGTGTGTTTCTATAAAATCAAAGTTTTTTAAGTTTGAATATTTATCCCAATCAATTATTGGTAACTTAAGTTCTTCTGGTTTTTCGATTGACCCGTATTCTCTTAGTTGTTTGTCTACTTGGACTTTAATTGCCTTGTTGAAATCTTCTCTGGCTACGTGTCTTGCGAATGGTAATCTTTTTTGAGTTGCTATCTTTTCGTGCTTTTGTACTTCTAATTCAAATTTTTCTCTGGCATTTTTTTGTCTCTTTGGTTTAGCTAGATTAACACCAGATACACAATCAACTG